TTTCTTATTAAAAGAAATTATTTTAAATAAATATTGTAATGTTTATCTAAATCACTCTAAATCTAACAAGTTATTTTCACTTAGCAAATCTGTACCTGCTGCTTTTTCGTTTTCCTTGAATGATTTCTCTATAATTAGATTCTTATTTCCCACAGGGCTGTCAAATTGCCTCCTAAGAGAATTAACTAGCTTAGATTCTAAATTGACCGGGTTCTCTCTTTTTCTCGCCTTCAAAGGGTCTCTTTCTCCTTCTAAATTCGATTTCATGTCTCTATCTCCCATAGAATCTCTACCATTAACTGTATCATCTTTTGTACCGAACGTACCAATTCTCTTAGGTCTTCCTCGATTATCTTCTTTATCTACAAACTCCAATTCTTCTCCATCATCAAATGACATTGGATCAATTTCATTTCCTTTAGATGCTAATTTTAATGACATCATATCATGTGGCGTGCCAAAACTTTGTCCTGATAGTTTTGGGTCATTACCTTCTGTTTCTATTTGAGAGTGTCTAAAAGTAGTCATTAAATCCTCAATAATCAATTCTTCCTCTACTAATCTTTCTGATTCCGATAATTTAAATAAGTTTTCATGGATATATTTTCTAGAGAATAATTTAGAATCTTGCATTACTAGAGCTAAATTCATTTTCTCTGTTAATATTTCTACTTTCTGTCTTTCATAAACTAAAGAAGGATTGTTTAAAGAAAGAGAAAAGTCAACCAATTCCTCGTTTTTATATCCTTGAGTATATAAATGAATAATGGCAATTTTATTTAACTCCGATACAATTATTTTCTGTATTCTTTCTATGGTTCTAGCGAATCTAACGTCCTCGGCAGCAATCATAGACTTACCTTCTGTATCTTTATCATATCCCAAGAAAGGCTTAGGAATTTTTAAGGCAGCCATCATTCTATTTCTAACGTATTCAATATCATCCATAAAACCTTGATTGCCTAGACCCGGTAGTGTGGATATTTCACTACTAGCATCTTTGCCCCTTACTGGTAGATAGTAGTCCTCTAACATGTTCTGTAGATTAAACTTAAGGTTATAATCTCCTGTTTTTTCATCGACGTAAGGAGTTTTCTTCATTGTCGATATAATAGTAGACATATAGTTATCTACTTCATTAGGCGGAATACTTCCCACATTTATCTTAAAAACTCTTCTCTCTGGGGCTCTCATTATTCTATGGATTAACATAGCGTCCTCCATCAAAGTTAGCATTTTGAAAATCTTTCTTGCAGGTTCTATTTGACTTCTTCCGTAAGGTAGAAAATTGCTATCCGATAATAATCTAAAATGAGCTACTTCATGATAATCTAATTCTTTATTTTTTCTTTCATCATTTCTATATACAATCGGACTCATTTGAGTAGTGTGTAATCCTTCATATATAAATTTAACTTCATAAGGATTTTCTGGGTTTGTTCCTTCCATCCTTCTAACTTCATAGGCTGATAACGGAATAACATTTTTTATACCAAGACCCTCTTCTATATCCAAATATAAATAGAAATCTCCGTACTTACATAAAGATCTCGTCCAACTCCATAAATTATAGTCTATATTTAATATGTCATAAAATAAATTATAGAGTATTTTTTTGATATTTTCATTAGGTGTACTGATGTTTAACAAATCTCCCTCTACTGACATTACCGTACTTTCGTCTGCGTAAATATCTAATGCAGAGGCTATGATTGGATCTGTGTCCATAGCTTCATAATCTGTAAATATCTGTAACTTTGAAGAGTGAAAATTTATGGTATTGTTGTTAGGAGAATACCCGTATTGCCTAGATGTATGTAAACCAGAGAATCTGTCCGCATAACCGACTTTATCTTTAGTACCTGCGCCTTGTAGCCTAGAGGTATCAATAACTTTAATCCTATCTTTTCCTATTCTCCTAACAATCACTTGCGTAGAGAATAATCTCTTTAGTTTTGCTTGTATTGAATTATCCATGTTTTTATTTTATAAGCCAAGTTAGACTCTCTGATTCATTGTTTCTAGTTTTCATAGACCAAGAATCATGCATTTTATTAGCGTTACTTGGAGTGTATATAGTTTTTGTTGTGTTATTTAGTAAAGATCTAGAAAAACTTAAACCTAAAGTTTTCATTTTTAACGAAGTGTCCCTAACCCAAAGTCCGATAGCAAAAGACATAACTAGGTCGTCGTTGTATCCATCTCTAGCTTCTGCTTTATGATCTTTCCAAACAAAAGTAAATAATTCCTGTATTAATCTCTTGCTATATACTATTGGAGATTTCTCTCTATAGTATGTCTCTAGTTTAGAAATCATTACGGGTCTTGTTTTAGTAGATGTAGTAAATCCCGGAACCATGTTATCCTTAAGTAAATAGTCTTGATTTATGTTAACATGCACGTCTGGGTCTACAAAAGGGTCATTCCTGAAAGTATAATATAGATTTTGATACCCTAAATCTATGATAGTTTGTAGAACTGCCCAACCGACATACGCATTTTCAATAGCAAGTAAAGCTCCATTATATTCGGAAGCTATACTCATTAATAAATGTCCAAATTCGGTGGTGCCAATCATACTCTTAAATTCTGCAACTTGTTCTAACGTCTCTATATTTAAAACATGAAAAGCAGAAAAGTCAGAAGAATCTCCCCTAGATACATCGGCACATACAACGTAAGTACAATCACTTTCAGGATACTTCCATACCCATAAATCTCCAGTCTCACCTCTTTTTTCTATTGGGTCTTTTACGCAATTATTCTCATACCATACTAAAATACTACCATCTACCACAGTATGTCCGGATGTTAAGAAGTCACCATCACATTCTTGAGCCGCTGCTTTTTCCCCTAATAATATATCTTGCTCCTTTCTCCACTTCCAATCCCTCTCAGGATGAACAGTCCATGGTAGAAATACAGAAGTAAAATCTCCTCCATTTAAAGATTCCTGCCAAATTCTATGAAACAAATTACCTACTCCATTAGGTGTCGATAATAATATACAACTACCACCCGTAGCTAATGTAGATTGTGCAGCTGTCCAAATTTCTTCTGAATTAGAAATGTGAGCTGCTTCATCTATAACTAGTAAAGACAGTGCCTCGGATCTTGCAGAATCAGGACTTGATGATACAGCTTTAACACTAGACCCATTATTTTTAAATCTAAGCATCATTTTATTGTCCTCTAATGTCTCTTGTTTTAGCCATGAAGGTAAAAAATCATGCATTAATCTAATTTTATGAACTAAGTTTTTTGCTACATCTTGCTTGGTCGCAATGATAAGAACTTTATATCCATTGTTAAATATCATATTATGCAAAATGAATGCAGCTGATAATGTAGATATTCCTAACTGCCTTCCTTTGTTTATGATAATGTATCTTTCCCTATGCATCTTTTCCAATGTGGTCTCTTGAAATGGGTAGAGACCAAATAATATACGTCCTTTTGTAGGGTGCTCTATTTTGCAGTACTTTTTAGTGAAATAAGTTGAATCTTTTGCACACTTTTTATACTCCTGAGCTATTGCTAGTTTTACTTTATTTGTTGACATCTATATTTAAATCTTCTTCTTTTATGTTATATGTTCCCATAATATCATCTTTCAAATTATTAAAATCTGTCCTAATCTTTTCTAAAAATGATTCTTTATTTTCAATTGACCATTTTTCAATAGATCCATCTGCATGAGAATATCCCATGTTATCAAATGATCTTAATAAAACTTCTACTTCTTTAGATGCTTCTTTTAGAAATGATACTGCATTCTCTTTCTTTTTATCATGAACATAAGTATCAAATTTTCCATTTAGCTTCAATTCCGCTTCATGTTTTATTGTACATTCCAAGCATCTTCCTGTTTTTTTTCCTAATTTATAATCTGCTTGACCAAATAATTTTCCATCACATGTATCTAAACAATTAGGAAATTTACTTATGCTGTCTAACTCTTTTAGTATTTCCCTAACACCTTTGGATCTTTTTACTTTATATCCATCTCTTTGCTCCCATTCCGTTACATGACCCATAGGTGAAACGTCTTCCCATATATCTCCTACATTTCTTATTTCGGAATCTTCTTTCTTTCGATATCCTATAGTTGTTCTATTCTGGGTTTTGTGTTCTCCTATTAGAAGTTTTTTTACTGCTTCTACATTTCTTAGTTTACTCATGATTTTCTCCTTTTTCTAATTTTGTAACTCTTCTAGTTAAATCCTTTATTAAATCATATAATTCCTGTATAGCTTTTAGATTATACACCGAAAGTTTATCATAGTTGACAGCTAGAACTCCTTTTTGCCCCTCTATCTTAAACTCCTTCAATAAACCTGTTTTAAGTCCATCGGTTATATCTTGGGCTATAATACCTACTTCTTTACCGTATAAGTTAGAAGGAATCCTGTGAGATGAAGATGTTTTATTTACTTCTAAAATAACACCTTTCATTTCATCCGTGTTCCAATTATAATTAACAGGTTTTATGCTATATAGTTGTTCTAACACAGGATCTATTTCTTCTATATCTTTTTTTAGCCTTCTGTCGGAGAATGCAGGGAAAGGTGAAAATCCTCCGGGTTCTCCTTTTTGTCCCTTAGGTCCGGTGGGTCCCGCGCCTCCTGTTGGTCCTGGGGGGCCTACTGGTCCGGTGGGTCCCTCGTCTCCTGTTAATCCCGTGGGGCCTGGTCCACCGCTAGGTCCTGGTGGGCCGGGACCTCCGGGAGGGCCGGGAGGGCCGGGAGAACCTGTACCAGTTGGACCTGTAAATCCTTGAGGACCGGTAGGGCCGGGAGGGCCGGGAGAACCTGTACCAGTTGGACCTGTAAATCCTTGAGGGCCGGTAGGGCCGGTAGGTCCCGGAGTACCTGTACCAGTTGGACCTGTAAATCCTTGAGGGCCGGTAGGGCCGGTAGGTCCCGGAGTACCTGTACCAGTTGGACCTGTAAATCCTTGAGGGCCGGTAGGACCGGGTCCTCCGGGTTCTCCGGTAGGTCCTTGAACTCCTACTCCCGACAAACCTGTGGGTCCCTGTCTTCCTTGAGGTCCTGCTACAGAACTTGGATTTCCTATTGGTCCTTGATTTCCTTGAGGTCCTTGTGGACCATTTCCTCCAGGTTCTCCGGTAGGTCCTTGAACTCCTACTCCCGACAAACCTGTTGGTCCTTGATTACCCTGCGGTCCTTGATTACCCTGCGGTCCAGGTGTAAAATTAGGAGGTGCGCCTGGTCCTATAGGTCCTTGTCTTCCCTGCGGTCCTTGATTACCCTGCGGTCCTGCTATTGAGCTAGGATTACCATCAACGCCTTGATTACCCTGCGGTCCTGTATTGCCTTGTAAACCTGTTGGTCCTTGATTTCCTTGTGAACCAATTGTTCCTTGGATTCCTGTAGGTCCTTGATTACCCTGCGGTCCAGTATTGCCTTGTAAACCTGTTGGTCCTTGATTTCCTTGTGAACCAATTGTTCCTTGGATTCCTGTAGGTCCTTGATTACCCTGCGGTCCTTGCCTTCCTTGAAAACCTTGTATACCTGTCGTACCTTGTAGACCAATAGGTCCTTGATTACCTTGAGAGCCTTTGAAATTTCCTTTTTCTCCTTTCGGTCCTTTTTCACCTCCTCCTGCTATGGATACAAATCCTTTAAAACATTCTCCAAAAGTTATTTCTATAGTATTTTCATCTATAGCAGTATAATTTTCCGGGATAACAGAGTTCCCGTCATAGGAACTGTACCGTGATTAACTGTAATAACATTACAGCTATTCAAAGAACCGGTAAATACTGTGTCTCCCAATTCCCCTTTAGACCCACTTATTCCCTTAAGTCCAGCTTCTCCTTTTTGCCCTTTACTCCCTTTAAAATCTCCTTTTTCTCCTTTGTCACCCTTTCCGGAGGAGCTCGCTATTAGAGCTTGAAATGCGGGGCTACTATTGAAAGTATTTATTAAAAGTTGTTCATCAATAGTTGCATCGGTATTAACTTTTACTCCATATACACTTGTAGAAAAATTAGCGGAAATGCCATTAGCATTTAAGTACTCTATTTCAAAAATATACTCTGTATCTATTTTTGCTATTGGTAGATTATCTAATGGAATATCAATGCAGAATTCATTTGGAGTTCCTCCATCCGATGCGCTTGGGAATATATCAATGTCAGATACATTCCATTGCCCTGCATTTATAATAAAATTAGGCTTTATATTATCTTCAGATGTAGTTTTAAATGTAAAAGTCTTTTTTATTTCCGACTTGTTATTACCCCCTATCAAAGATCCTAAAAAAGTTCCGAATGAATTTTTTTCAGATGTACCGGATGGAGATGCCGCGTTTACTTGGTTTACAGATAATGGAGATTTTTCTACGTCAGGTCCTTGAATGTATATGTCAAGTTGTGGAGTTTTTCCATTAGCATCCTTTTCGGAAAATGCTGATATTTGTACGGTATATTCCGTATTAGGTACCGATTTAGATAAAAAAGAATCTTTTACTGTTATATTTACTACTTCATTTTCTTGCTTATTGTGTTGTACGTCTAAGGCATTGATTATATTTCCACTGTTTGCAGAAGTGGTCACCCCCCCAGAGCCTAGGTACTTTTTTATTCTCTATACCTCCATTTGCCGAAAAATCATAAGAAGAATTGTCTGTTAATTTACTTGTTTTTGGTATTTTAAATTCTCCTAAACTAACAGGACTTCCTACTCCTCCGGCTGCTTTTGCGGAAACTTTTACTCTATCAACATCTCCAGATACAGGTTTAGCATTTTTAACACATATCTTAGCATATCCTGTTTTCTTTTGTCCGTCGCTTGTATCCGGGTTTTTGAAATAATCTATGCATATATTTGATGAATCAAATTTGGTAATATAAATTTCAGATTGTTCTTTTCTTTTACTTACATAAGACTCTCTATAAAAAAACTGTTTATCTACTTTTATTTGAGTGCTACTAATAACTTCTACGATAGTTGCGGTATATGATGGAACGGTAGGTGAATAGCCGGAAGGTAAATCACCCGGTAAATACTTGGAAATATTTGGAGTTAAAGATATTGTTCCCTTTTCCATTTCTTTTTTAAACGGAGCGCCTGTATTAGCTACTATTGTGCTAAGGTTATTTGCGTCAGTCGTTATAGAAAAGTTACCGGAATTAGCTAAACTTCCAGATGTATTTACAGTAGGAGTGGATGAGATAGGTGTTCCGTCAAATAATTCGGGTGTATTAGAAGAATAGTTAGAAGAATACTGCGAAGGAGGAGCCGAAGATACATAAGATAAACTAACTGCATGACAACTACCCGTAGCTCTACTTCCAGAAAAGTTTTGAAAAGCTCTTGTTTCGGGAGTTAAATCTACTTTAGGAGGTATGGTATATTTTATATCTCCTACTGTTTTTTTCTTCGTATTAGTCAATAACTTACCCACCCATATAATATTAGGGAAAGATAAATTTGTTAATCGTCTATTTCTAAGTACGTCAAAATTAGCTGTACCTGCTATATAGATTTCACAATTTCCTATCGGTACCTTATCTCCTATGGTAACAGTTACAATAGCGGAACCATTAGCATTTGCAACATTCTTTATTTCATGCGGAATTAAGTTGCCCTCCGAATCATAGACTTCAACAAAAACTTGAGTTCCTTTAACTAAGTTTTGCGTGGGGTTTATTCCTATTTCATTAGATCCTTTTAAAAATTCCGCGGGTAAAGATAAACCAAAATAATTAGAACTTAAAGCATCTCCATCAAAAAGAGTAAATTCATTTATATAGCTCTTTATACCGGAGCTAGTCAGTCTCTTATTTTCTTCAGATGATGGTGATGTTAATCCAAAAGCCATTTATTATGATATTAATTGAGAATGTCCGTTATCCTTTACAATAAATAGTTCCTTTGCTACATAATCTTTAACTACATCCAAATGTGATATGCATAGTATAAATCTAAAATATGATGTAAGCTCTTCTAAGAATAATCCTACGTTAGCAATATTATCAGAATCTAGCACACCAAATCCTTCATCTATAAAAAAGAAGTCAGGTTTAGGAAGTACAGTGACATGATTTAATGCTGCTCGTATGGCTAAGGATGATATAAACCTTTCCATGCCAGATGCTAAAGAAAGAGGCCATTTAGGTCCATTTACATAAGATATAAATACTTCTAATGTTTTATCAGATAACTCAAATTGAACATTGAATGCTGCTACATTTTTTAAGGCATCATTTACAACATTTTCTAAAACAGGTAAATAATTTTTAATAATGAAAAGAGGTATTCCATCTCTTCTAGTAGCCTTCTCAAAAACAAAATAATTATTATAAGTTAAAGTATCATCCTTAAACTTTTTAATTTTTAATTTTATGTCTTTGATTTTTGATTCATTGCTAGTTATTGTAGATTTGTGCCCACCGATAGTATAAGCTAGTTGATATATAGCGTCATCTATTGATTTTTTTTCATCTACTAATTTAGCTATTTCACTTTCTATTTCAGCGTTTTTTTGCTCTATTTCTTTGTAAGATTCCTGTTCTTTTAGTTTCTCAGAGTATTCTAAAATTAAGTTTTTTGAGATTTGTATTTTCTCTTTTATAATATTTGCTTGGCTTTCTATATTGTCCAAGTTAGATTTTAGTCTTTCTGCTTCGGCTTTCTTGTCCTTGTATTTTTTATATGTAGAATCAGCTATTTCTAGATTCTCCATATATTCTGCTACCTCATTTTTATTTTGTTTTAGTTTCTCTAGTTTATCAAGTAATTCCGGTAGCTCTTTTTTAGCCTTTTCTCCATCTAATGCATACTTGTTATTTTTTACACAATACACACAGTTAGGGTCGTGTTCATAACCTTGTAGGTGTTCTATTAATTTATTACTAGATTTTATTTCAGAGTCTGTTACTGCGATGTCTCTGTCAAAATCAGATATTTTTTTTCTTACTTCAACTAGATTAGAAGATACATCAACTCTTTCTCCCATGTCATCTAGTTCGGAGAGATTCGTTTTAAGGGCATTTCTAGCCTCTACAAACGACTTTCTCTTGTCTTCTAAGGATGAACTAAGGGTAGCCTCATTTCTGCTCTCCTCGTCTATCTTTGTGGCATAATTTATAGATTGCTTAGGATAAGGTATAAGTTCTTTTCTTTTGTTTTCTATTTGTACGGAAAGGATATCAGAATTCTTTTTATTTAAATCCAGACTATCCTCTACTTGTGCTAGCTTAGACTTTATATCTATTATGCTATTTTCATACTCCGTTACAGATTCGTTGTATTTCTGTTTTTGGTGGTTCTCAATTTCATATTTTAATTGTTTAAGATGTTCTTTGGATGTATCATTTAATTTCTCAAAGATGTCTATATCAAAATACTTGTACAATAAATCCTTTTTATCTTTTTGTGTCTTATCAATAAAATCAGATTTATTATGTTGGTCATACATTGTTATAAGCATGAAATTCTCATAACTTCCTAGATATTTTCTAATGCTGTCATTTGTTTCATATCTTTGCTCTCCATTTAAAGAAGTTCCATCCTCTTTATAGAAATTAACGATAACTTTTACTTTCCCGTCTTTACCTTTCTTACCATTACGTTCGATAAAATAAGACTCTCCTGCAACCGATAATTCTAATTTACACGAAAAGAAATCGCAAGATGTATTCATAACTTCAGCGCCGCTACTTGTCTTACTACATTTATCAAAAATACAGTAAGTCATAGCATCTAATAGGGTAGACTTCCCGGAGGCGTTT